AAAATATTTTCTTCTTCTTCTTCTTCTTCTTCTTCTTCTGCAAAAACCTATTTTTTACTTTCCCGGGGAGATCGCGCCGAGATCGGGCGCCAAAAAATTGACGCAAACCGTCAAATAATTGACAGTCCGCGTCAAGATTTTGACTATCTCATTTTCACCGGGTCGCGATTAAAATATAAATACACGCCCCGCCGAAAATAACCGCGAGATGTAAAATTATGATTGCTTCTAATTCGGTCGGCATTTTAAAACCTTTCCGCGGACGCGGTTAAAATTCTAACCGCGCCCGCTGTTGATGTTTAGTTTCGGGACATAATTCGCGACGCGTCGAAAATGGCGCCGTTAATTTTTTGCTGTTTTTCTGAATAATTAATTAAAACTTTTAAAGCGTTGATAAATTCTCCGCCGTCGGGATTAATTAATATTGATTTATTGCTATACGCGTGGCGGTTATAAAAATCTTTTAAAACGTTAACCGCGTTTTCAATTTCCATTTTAAAACCTTTCCGCGGACGCGGTTAAAATTCTAACCGCGCCCGCTGTTAAAATTATTGCGCGATGCCCGCGTGATAAGTAGTGTTGCCAACGTCGGAAAATGTTTTCGCCGACGCCTTATAAAAACCTTTTGGCATACTGCATAAACCCGCGTCGGATAAAGGGAATTGAATTTTAGAGATGATATCGTCCCGCTTAGAAAGGGAACCGCACGTCTCCGCGTGGCGTGTAAAGGAATTAAATAAGCGCCACGCCGTGGGCCTATCGTCGGAAAACCATGGCGATTTATCGTCGTTATAAATATCGTAAACTTTCCCGATATCTTGCGATGAAATAACTTTTAAATTATGCGCTTTCATTATAGCGTCGTGAACTTCAACGCTTGTTACAATGCGCTCGTTTAATTCGTTATATAAACCGTCGTATGCTCCGCGCGCGTGGTTATTAATCGCGTTTTGTATACCGTCGAAACAAAGTTGACGTTGTCCGCCGTCGGCAATCCAGTTTTTAGTCTGTTTATGGGGCGCAACGCCGACGTTTTCGTATAGCATTAAACCGTTTAAACAAACTAAAACCTTTGCTTCACCGCCACAACGCGACGCAACGCGCGACGCATTCGAGCCACGGTAAAAAAGCATTAAACCCATTGCCCCGCCCGCGGTTATTTCCTTAACACCGTTTTTATATATCTCCACTGGGTAACTGATTTTATATTCCGCGTCGTTTCGCCCTGCCACTTCAATCAACCCCGTTTCTGATATTGTTTTAATCCCCGTATCGTCTCCGCCGTCGCGCTCTAACATTTTTTTCTTAACCGTGTAAATATCGTCGCTAACGGCCTCGCCGTTTGCATCGGTTTGGAAAAAAGGTTTTCCACTATCGATAACGTGGCTGAAAGTTTCCGCCACTGTCTCAATTGCGGTCGATTGTTGATGGACCGGGTTTTCCGGGGTTGCGACGGCCAAATTCGCCCGTTTCAACTCTTCAATCGAATGAAATGTTTTTGCGCCCGTGATACGTGTTTTGTCGTTTGGCATTTTAAAATTCTCCACTGAAAGTTATAGGAAATATAATAACCTTGGTCCCTTGCGAGTGGACCTTTCCGCCGTGGTTTATGGGACGGTTTAAAAAAGCGCTAAAACCTAAAAAGGAAATAAAAAATGCGCCACGGCGCTCGGGCCGTTACAAAGTGAAGGGGCGTATACCTTGCAAACGCCTTGAAACCCTGCAAATATCCCTCGGGATAATGCTTTCACCACATTCTACCAGCACTTTGCCTTCATTTATAATGATTGCAAACGCCATGCCAAACGTGCCCACATTTATTTTTATTTTCCCGGCGCCGGGTTTTATTTTAACGTTTCCGGGGTTTTGGGGCCGTTTGAGCGCTGTTTTTAAGGTTTTTTAGGGTTTTATCGCGCGCGCCCGGTCGTGGTTAAAACTTAGGCAACGCGTTGCAAAATAAAGGTTTTTATTTTCTCGCGCCCGTTTGCTTGCGCTATAAAACCGTGTTACATATACACAACGCGCTTAAAATAGTATGATAGAACATCATAAACGATTGATTTATAAGGAATTGCGGTATTAATTTAATAACATACTAGGCAACGCGACGCCAATTAATTGACGTCAGCATTTTGACACGTGTCAAAGGTTTGACAGGGGTGATGAAGCGTCAAAGTTTTGACGCTGTCAAACTATTGACGTCAATTTTTTGACACTTAGATCGCGCGTCAAAGTTTTGACACTGTCAAACTATTGACGTCAATTTTTTGACGCCGACCCCCACCCCCCAAGCTTACGCCCCCACCGGCGCATCGGCATCAAGTTCCACGTAATTTTTCGAAATTTTAATTAATGTGTACACATATAATATTTTTTAAAATATGTTATTATTTTTCCGATTAGTAATAAAAAGGATTGTAACTATGGCTAATGATGATCGTACTGCTATTTTCGATGAAATTGACGAAGAGAAAGCGAATCAAGTAAAACCGAAACGCAGTAAAGGCGGACGCCCGAAAGGCTCTAAAGCACTAAACAAGTTCAACCCTACAGAACAACAACGCCATCTCGTTGTTATGATGACCGCTAACGGAGTGAAACACGGAGAACAAGCGAGGGCGCTCGGCTGTGGTGAAAGAACATTACAAAAATATTTTAAAGAAGAACTCGCTTTTGGTAAAATGAAAGCCACGGCGAATGTGTCGGGTGCGCTGTACCGAAACGCTATGGAAGGAAATGTTTCGGCCCAAATCTTCTGGCTCAAATCCCAAGGTGGATGGCGTGAAGCCGACCGCTTGGAAATCACTGGCGCCAATGGCAAAGAATTGTTAACCGATACGGAACGGGAACAACGTCTCGCGTCGATACTAATGGCACTTCCTAATAAAAAAGCAATTAATATCACGCCCGCCAAACCGAAAGAACTGGAGAACTAATGACTAGACGTCGCATGGTTGGCCCAAGGAGCGATGGCGACTTCGCTATGAGTTTTGGCATGGGCGGTGGGCGTATTAAAAGAAGAACCCGTCTCACCCCTAAAACAGAAAAAGAGTTAAAGAAGAAATCAACTAAGCAGGGGCGAAAACTACAAAAGAAAAAGACCCAAGAGCCGGTATACGATCTGCATGAGAAAGGGCTACGTAGTTTCTCTAATAAGACTAAAGCTAATATTGACCCCGTAAATAAAAAATTAACAAAAACGTTACGGAAAAATCAGGAAAAACAGGCTTTCAAGAAAGCGGCTGACGATCACCATAAAAGTGTTAAACGACTGCATACAGATAAAAAATTTGCCACGGATACTCTAACGAATGAAGTTTCAAACATATTACTCGGGGGGAAGCGAGGGGAAATGCACCCCGCCACATGGCGTGATAATATGCGAAGAGCCGAGAAAGAGTTAACGAACGAGGTAAAAAAAGAAAAGAAACAATTGAAGAAAAGCATACAAAAAAGAAAACGTACTCGACAACTTACAGAAGATGCTAAGAGGCGAAGAAACTAATGGCTAGAAAACGAAAGGTCGGCCCCGGTGGAGGGGATTTTGCTCTGAATCCTAATCGGTTTGACTACTCCGGCGGTGGCGGGGGTCGGCGCGGTGGGGCGTCCATAATTAAAAAAGCCCGAAAGGAAACCGCTAAACCAGAAACGTCTATGGAGACGAAAAAGAAATCCACTCGAACTCGGAGCCAACTGAAGCGATTAGACAAGAAGCTAGACGAAGCCCGCTATAACCAACTATTAAAAGATCAAAGAAAAACAACAACTAAGAGGGATTTGAAAAAAAGCCCCGATTCCAGAGAACGGGTAAACATTCAGGCCAAAGGTGGTTTACGGGAAGATGTGAAGGCTTTTAAAACGAAATTAGATAAGCAAGATGATGCCGATACGGACGCAGTTAAGGCGTATAAATTGCTTAAAGATTCAAAACACAATTTAAACCGAAAAAACCCGATTGTACCTCTGGCTGGTACAAAGGCAACCCGTGATTGGGAAAGACGCCGAGTAAAAGATTTAGCAAAATCTTTACAAAGCGCCCAACAATGGGTACTTTTACGGAACTTTGGGCGACGCTCAAAAGACCCAACTGTTAGAAAAGTTATCAGAAAAAATAAAAAGCTGGTGAAAGAAAAGTTTAAAGAGCAAATTAAAAAAGATAGAGCAAAACGAAAATTGGATGAATCAAAAAAAAGAAGGCAAAGAAAATAAATGAAACTTTTAGTCATCCTTTGGATTTTGTCTTTAACTGACTTATCTGGAAAAAAAGTCCGGTTTAATGGAACGCTTGACGACTGTTTGCAACAAGCGATACAATTCAATCAGGAAGAAAAAGAAGCGATGGCTGGCTGTTACATGGAAGTCCGCCAACCTAACTACCTAGATCGAGGATCGAAAAATGCCTATTAAGTATGTCGGTGGAAAGAAAGTCCATCTCCCTTACCCGAAAAAGCGAAAAAGAAAAAGCCCGAGTAAGGCGATACGAAAACGACGACGTCGGGCAACACGAAAAGCAACGCTATATTCCGAATGGCGTAGAAGGTTATCTCAACAGCAGAAAGGATAAAAAGGCTATTATATGACGGACCTTGCTACTTTGTTGGAGCAATATGCCGATCTTTCGCCAATGAAAAAAGCGGAGATCGATCAGTTAGTACGCCAAGATATTTTAGACCGACCGTGGCGGCCTTTAATTAATATCGACAACCCGGAAATTATAACCCCCCAACAGCAAGCATACGACTCCAAGGCGGACATCTTACTTTTTGGAGGCGCCGCTGGTGGAGGAAAAAGTAGTCTGTTGATCGGGCTGGCTTTATCCGCGCATCAACGATCAGTTATTTACAGAAGAGAGGTAAAACAACTTGGACCCATTGAGGAAGAAATTATTCGTATTAGGAAGACGCGGCAAGGGTTTAACGGCCAACTACATCGCTTTGATTTGGGGAAGAACAGGAGTATTCGTCTCGGGGGAATGCAATACGCGGGAGATGAGGTTGCTTACCAAGGTGATCCCCGTGACCTCATTTGTTTCGATGAATTAACGCAGTTCTTAGAATCGCAGTTTCGTTATGTCACCACATGGAATCGATCTTCTGATCCCGCACAACGGTGCCGAATTATATGTGCTACAAATCCCCCGACCAGTGCAGAGGGTCAGTGGGTCGTAGGCTATTGGGCACCTTGGCTCGATAAAGAACATCCGAACCCGGCGCGACCGGGAGAGTTAAGATGGTTTGTCAGTAATGAGGATGGGGAGGATATTGAAGTAGAAAGCGGTGATCCTATTTGGCAAGACGGCGATTGGGTAGTACCTCGATCAAGAACATTCATCCCGTCTTCCGTAGATGATAATCCGTTTTTAGTTAATTCAGGATATAAGGCGGCCCTTCAGGCATTGCCCGAACCATTAAGATCGCAGATGTTAATGGGCGATTTTAATGCGGGGATGCAAGACGATCCGTGGCAAGTTATACCTACTGATTGGGTGGAACGAGCGATGGAGCGGTGGTCGTCGGAAAAACCGTCCGGCGTCAAGATGGATTGTCTGGGAGTTGATCCCGCTAGGGGAGGGAAGGACGATTTCGTGTTAACGCCACGATACGGAAACTGGTTCGGTGAACAGATTGTCAAAAGAGGGCAGACTACTCCCGATGGGCCTACGGGTGCGGCAATTTGTACATCTTACGTTCGGCATGGCGCGCCCATCATGCTTGACATCATAGGGGGAGCCGGAGCATCGATTTACGATCATTTAAAAACTAACGGGGTTAACGTTCATGCAGTCGATGGTCGCCATGCAAGCCACGGTCGGGATTTATCCGGCTCCCTCGGTTTTTTTAATAAACGCAGTGAAAACTGGTGGCGAATGCGGGAAGCCTTAGACCCCGAAGGAGACGAAGTGATTGCGCTTCCTCCTGACAGGGAACTCAAAGCAGACTTATGCGCCCCAAAATGGCAGTTAACCAACGGCGGTATTCAAGTAGAAGGAAAGTCTTCCGAGTGCAAAGATGGATTTGGGGATTTGAAAAAGAGGTTAGGACGATCTCCCGGTAAAGGTGATTCTTGTGTGTACGCTTTATTGGAAGCTAAGAAGCATGGTGGACGAACGCATTTATCCCCGCCGAGATCAAACTCAAGATATAATCCGCATCGCGTCTGGAGAAAATAATGGACGACGATCAGTACGAGCCAACCGCGGAGGAGAAGAAAAACGGTTGGACAAAAAGCACTCTAAAAGCGTATATTCTAGGAAGGCAGAAGGAACAAGCTAACAATGTATTTAGAAAAAAACCGATTCGCCCTTCCGAACAGAATCATAAATACCGACCTCATAAGTGGAGATCGTAGTTAATGAAAAAAGAATTTTTTAAATGGTTACGCAGAAAAGGCGCAGAAATATACAATAAGTATCGAAAAAAGAAAGATCAAAAGGCAGACGAAGAAGCTTTTAATGCCATGCTGGAACGCTGGCAGAAAATGATGGGGCGAAGAGAATTAAAAGATCGTATGGGAAGGGCGACGCTCCCCCATACAAATGCATCCAAGTTGACAGAAAATGCAAAACGGAGACGTAACTAATGGGCGGACGCAACCCTCAAGGTACTCCAAAACCCCTTCAAGAACAAATGCCCCCCGCCAAAGCGAAGCATTTAAAAAAAATTGACGATACCACAATTATAGACCCTTGGGCGCCAATTGGTTCTGTTAAACCTACGCCCGATGTTTCGCCTATCCCTAAGTGGGAGCCTAATCCCGAAGACCCTCTCCTTGATTACGAGCAGAAGATGGAATGGCTTCAATTTCCTGATTACGAACACTCGACCGAAGGCCAAGCTGTTCTCCAGTGGATGGATTCTCCAGAAGGACAGGATTTTCAAAAAATGGCACATGGGCCTGATCCTTTTGAAGTAGATTCCAAGTATGGTTTTAAGGAAGGAGATTTTGTTGATAACAAACTTTCTCGCGTCGGTTCGCCCTCGCCGTTTAATGTGATGAAAGAAATAAAACAACTAGACCCTGACTCTCCTCTTAAATGGACAAACCCCGGTGGGGTTTGGCAAGTTTACGACCCCGTCGAAGGCACAACTATAGGGATAGACGAACTTAAAAAAATCCGTGACGATCTTCTCGCCGATGTTGGGCTGGAGGAGGAATTTGACGCCCCTCCGCAAACGTTTGCCCAAAAATGGATAGACGAACGCGTTTTAGGAGAACAGCCCCAACAAGACCGAGGCGCCTCGTTACTGAATAAAGGATTAGACCTCGCGACCTATCTCCCGTGGGGGAAGGCTATAAAAATAGCGAGGAAAGTTCCGTGGGGGAAACTTATCCCTCGTATGAAAGAACAGGTAAGACAATTTCGGCTTCGGAATGATCCTCGTATCAAGGCGAAAAAAGAAGAACTCGCAGTCCAAAATACTGAAAGACTTAAACGCGCAAAGGAACAGGGGTACGACCTTGATGATGAAGTGGTCCACATATTAAGAGCGTATGAAGTGGTCAGACGAGGCAGAGACGCACAAAGACAACTGGTCCCCGAATTCGACTCCGAAGGGAAAGTAAAAAAAGACCAGCGTACCTATGGGGCATTTGACCCGGACCGTAAAACTAAATGGACAGGCAGTAAATGGATGAAGGTTTCGGGAGGTCGCGGGTACATTTTCTTTGGCGAAGATATTATAAAATCAAATGAAGCCGCACAAGAAGCGAGTTGGGATCACCATATCCTTGAGGACATAGAAAGTTGGGAAGAGCGTTATAATACTTCGTGGGACGATTTTGCTGAACGTTACCCGGAGATGCTAAAATATAATGTTCCTTCGCGTGAGAAGTCCTATAGGATGATCAATGAGTTTCAAAAGATGCAAACGCGGATGCGTAGCCAAGTGGCGGTTCAACGGGCTGTAATACGCGGTCCTGTAGCGGGCCGGGAGATACACGTGCCTTCCAGTATTATGGAATTGCCGGAGGAGGTAACATTAAACGAATACCAAGCTATGCTGGATAAAGCAGACAAGTTTGACTATACCTCCCTTGGAGAAAAAGTTAACCCCAAACTTGCAAGACGGTTAGTAAAAACAAATATCAAATTGGCCTATTCTAAATTTACAGAGAATCCTACTACGGGCGGGATTTATATCCAAGCCCCTGACGATGACAACAGACGCTACTATACTTTTCGGGAAGTATTAGCCGATGAAGAATTAAAAAAACGAGCATTTCCTGAGAACTATGACGATTTAACAGAAGACGACTTTTCTGATGTACTGGACAGCCCGATGACAGGATTATCACATTTTCCAAAAGGGAAAGAAATAAAACTTAAAAGAAATAAAAAGTTAACCTTGAAAATGCAAAAAACGATTATAAATGATCGGAATCCCTTTGGTGACGATTTCGAATTTCTTCCCGGGTATTCGCCAATCGAGAGTAGGAAAGATTTAGCCGGGGGCGGTAGCCGAATCCCTTATCGGGATACTTTAGAAGCCCTCGGGTTTACGGGAACTAAATTATGGGATGAAGCAGGGATATCGACAGCGGTGCTTGACCCGTCTGCAATACGCGCCCCGTGGGCAAAATTTGACGAAAAGAAGAAACACAGTAATAATATACTGGTGTCGCTCTTGTTAGGAGGGCTGATCACAAAAGGACAATTGGCGCGGCTAAAACGAGAAAGCGAACCGCAGAAACGAACCGAAACGAAAAAACCCGCGAAACGAAAACGAGAAGGGAGAAGAACAAGATGAAAGGATGTCAAACATGAGTATTTTTCCCGGCTTTGGAAAACCCCCGGAACGCCCCTCCGCGGGGTTAACTTCGAAGGAAAATAAGAAAAAGATGCGAGGAACGGGTCTTTGGAGTTTATTAGGGGACGCAACATTATCTACCCCCCAAGGGAAGAAACTTTTATCAGAATCCCGGGAAAAGAATAAACCTGTTCTATCTCCAACTAAAGACGAATTAAAAAAGCAAAATATTACTCGGCAACGTAAACCGGGTTCGGGGACGTTAAACCGCCCAAAAGCAAGAAGTAGAATAAAATTCCCTGCTTTATTACGGTCTAAACAAACAGATAAGGATACTTTAGGATAAAATATGAAAACAGTAGTTAGTTTCCGTGGGTATGGAAACCATCCATTAAAATGGATGCTGAAAGAGGGATTTAAACACGTTGTTATTACGATACAGACAGGCGACTATTGGGTAGAAATCGATTACTCAGTAGGGGTTCCTATTGTTACCGTGTTAGCCCATAAGGATTATGACATAGCAACATACTATGAAGATTTAGGTTATGTTACAGTAGAACGGAATCAGGAAATAAACAAACAGTTTAAATTTAACCTTTTTCGTGGTAACATTTTTGTGGCAAACTGTGTAGGTTTAACGAAAGCTTTATTAGGTTTAAATAGTTGGGCTATTACCCCATATCAACTTTATAAGAGGTTATTAAAGAAATGAGTATTTTCCCCGGATTCGGTGGCAGTATGCCAGCCCCTCCGCCTCCCCCTCCGCCTCCTCCGCCGCCAGTTCCAAGAACTGATCCGGCGATTGCCGAAGCTAAACGTAAGCTAGAAGCAAGTGAGTCGAGACGACGCGGGCGACGCGGTTCCATGTTAACAAAAGCTGGTCAGGAAGTTTCTGGCGGAAGCGTATTAAGACCTTCTGCTGATGATGATAACTCTAAACTAGGATAAGAATATGTCTATTTTTCCCGGTGGCGGTGGCGCACCATCTCCGCCTCCTCCGCCCCCTCCTCCTCCGCCTCCTCCAGAGCCAAAACCGGCTCCAGAGCCGAGTGGAAAACTGGTAGATAAAGAAAAGGCGAGACAAGCGGTCGCTCGTAGAGCCGGTCGCCGTGGGTCTATATTAACAGGCGCTAGAGGTTCAAGTGGAGGGTTAGGTACAGTTTCCCGACCCGGCGCAAGCGGGGATGATAAGTTAGGATAACTATATGGACGATGAAAAGCAAGATGAAAAAAGAGTTCTTCATCATATAAAAAGACAAAAAGCCGCTCAGAATCGGCGTTCCCAGTTTGAACAACACTGGGATGATTTGTCCCGAGTTCTTTTACCGAGACGTCAGGGGTTTATGACAACGACCCAAGACGGCGATCAGCGGGTTGACGATATTTATGATGGAACACCTATGCAGGGCGCTAGAAGTTTAGCCAATACCGTTGGCGCAATGATTCGTCCCGAGGGTCAAGACCTTACTATTATTCGGACAGAAAATGAAGACTTGGCTAAAATAGGAGAAGTACAGGATTGGCTTGGCCACGCGACGGAAAATCTAAACGAAGCGATTCGTGACCCGAGGGCGAGATTTCGACAGGCAACCGGGGAGGTTGATCTCGATCTTGTCGTATTGGGTACGGGAATACTTTATCTTGGATTAGCGGAATCTCAAGAAAGTTTGATATTTCAATCCGTCCATCTGAAAGACGGTTATCCTTTATTTAACGATGAGGGAATGCCTGTTGGGTTATATAGAACTAAGAAGATGTATCTTTGGCAAGCGGAAATGATGTTCGGGCTGGAGAATTTATCCAGAGAAACCAAAGAACGCATTAAAAATAAAAAACAGGATGAAAAGATAGATTTACTGTATTCCGTGCAGAAACGAAAAAACGCTAAGGACGATCCGATATTCGCAAAGGATATGCCTTACGAAGAATTGTGGATGGAAGTACAGGCTAAACACATTATCAGGGAAAAAGGATATCACGATTTTCCATTTGTGGTCCCTCGTTGGGATACGTCTTCTGGGGAAGAATACGGTCGTTCTCCGGGGATGATCGCCTTACCCGATTCTAATACACTCCAAGCAATGGGGGAAACTATCCTAGTCGCTGGTCAGCGTGTGGCTGATCCGCCATTAATGGCTCCAAACGACGGTGCGTTCTCTGAGGTGAATACGTTCCCCGGTGGTATGAGTTACTATGATGTAGAAACCGCATCACAGGTAGGCGGAAATCCTTTTTTCCCGTTGATCTCAGGAGCGAATTTACCGGTTACCCGCGATATGCAGACGGATATAAGAAATCAGGTCGCGGCGGCTTTTTTCAAAAATATATTAAACCTTCCGCAAAGTGGGCCTCAAATGACAGCGACGGAAGTTATTCAACGGAAAGACGAATTCATCCGTGAAGTTGGGCCGGTATTCGGGCGTTTTGAAACAGACTATAATCACCCGATTGCAGAACGGGCGTTTAAGATCATGTTACGAAACGGGAATTTTGATGAAATTCCTCAACCCTTAGAAGGGCAGAATATCAAGTTTGAATTTGATTTACCCGTCAATAAGATTAAAAAACAGGTTGAAGCGGCGTCTGCGACTCAATGGGCAATGGAAGTTATGCAAATGGCACAGGTTGCCCCGGAAGCTAGGCATATGGTAAACGTGGATGCACTGGCAAGATTCAAAGCAGATGCGATGGCGTTGCCTTACGAAATTGTAAATACGCCGGAAGAAGTACAAGAAAAAATACAAGCCGAACAACAAGCCCTTGCCCAACAGCAACAAATGATGGCGATGGCTCAAGGGGCTGAGATTGTAGAAAAAGGCGCAAGTGCAATGCAGAAAGCAGGGTTAGCAGAACAGGCTGTCCAAGCTATACAAAATCAACCAACTGAAGAAGGAGCGCCAGCGTAATGAAAAGACCAAAAATCGGCGGGAAAATAGGATTGGGCCTTACTCTTTTAGACCTCGGGTATAATTTGGGAAAAGAACTCGCGGGTAAACTTTCAAAAAACAAGACAAAAAAAGTCATAAAAGGGGCCGCTCAAGGCGCTGGTGCTATTGCTGGCGGGGCCGCCCTTGGGTCAATTGTTCCTGACGGGCCGATTGATAAAAAGAACAAACGGTTGATGGAAGAAAGAAAACAACAACAGAAAAATAAGAAGAAAAAAGTAATCAAGTATCCCCCGCCAAAAAATAAAAAAGAAACGAAGAAAAAAGTAGCGGTGAAAAAGAAAAAGGTAATTAAGTATCCTCCTCCAAAAAGGAAATAGATGCCAAGAAAAAAGGTAGACAAGGCGACTGATCCAGAAGAACTGTATGATCAGTTTAAAAAGATTACTCAGTACCAAAACGATATTGAACGGTACCAAGATTTCCGTGAACTATTTCTCAGTTCCGACTTAGGGAGACGGGTGTTCAATGAAATACTAGGTATGGGTTATATGGCACATGATACAACAAAGTATAATAAGTACGGGGTTGACCAGACGGCAACCTTAATAGCAACAGGGGAACGCAAGTTGGCTTTAATGATTCATAAGGTAACTATGGTTGAACCGCCAACTACACCTCCCCCAACACAAAAAACGAGGCGATAAATTATGGCAGAAGAACAAGCAGTAGAAGAAACTACGGAAGAAGCAACAGAAGCGGTAGAAGAAACTACGGAAGAAGCCGCACCAGAACAAACAGGCGAGTCAGAAACTATTGAATTCGATTCATGGCGTGATCTGATTGAGGATGAAAAGTTACAAAAACACGCCGAGCGTTTTACAAGTGTCGATGCGCTTGTACAAGCTAATCTGGAATCTAGGCAAAAACTTTCAAAAGCAATTTTACCGCCTGATGCCGACGCAACCGAAGAAGACATAACCGCTTTTCGGGAAGTTATGGGGGTACCTAAAGATGTGGACGGGTATGAGTTCCCTCTTCCAGAAGGAGTGGAACGAACTGAAGATATGCTCGATTCGGAAGACCACTGGGCTAATATCTTTTTAGATAATAATATTCCTAAAGAAACAGCGGATATTTTAGTTAGTGAATTTCGAGGAGAAATAGAAAAGATCATGTCGCAAAAAGTCGCGATGGATCAAGCCTATACTCAACAAAGTGAAGCTGAACTTAAAAAAGAATGGGCCGAAGATTATGATAAAAATCTAATCTTTGCGGCAAAAGCCAGCGAAGCTTTATTAGGAGAAGACTTTGAAGAAGTCCGGCACATAGAAACAGCAGACGGTAAATTTATTCTAGATCATCCGCTTTTTGTACGGATGTTTGCCAAGCTGGGGCGCGACATGGGTGAAGGTGCTTTAGGAAGTGTTGCAACCGAAGGCGAAAAAGAAACCTTAATGGAACAGGCAAACAGCTACCGAGAAAAACGAATGGATGCTTACTCTAAAGGTAATCATGCAGAAGCCCGCAGATGGGACGAAAAAGAACGATTGGTTCTTGATAAGTTGCACGGCGGGGGGCCAATTGTAGGGGCTGATACAAGGACTTCATAATATGGAAATCAAAAGACCCAATCCAAATAGTATAGAGGGGCATTATTCGAATCTCCCTCAAGAACAAAAACTTTTGGATACGTTAGGGAAGAACTACCCCAGACTAAAGGGATTGGATATGCGAGTAGTACAAGGGTACCCACAAGATAATGAAGGTGGGGGCTATTTGGAATTTTACCCTAAAAAAGAATCCAGAAGTCCGATACCGGGAAAAAACGTAATTTCGTTTTTTGACCCTTCTGTTTTAGAGGATGAAGCAAGAGCAAATCAAATGTTATTCGGGGATACCTTGCATTTATTACCTTATATCGATCCTGAGTTTAGTCGATTAAGACGCCAATACGATAAAACAGTTCCTCAGTCCCAAAAAATACGTGAATATAAAGAAGCGCAAAGTCGAGGAGAAAACCGCCCTCTTGATCAGTGGTGGGAAGTAAGTCGGTTAGACGCACATATTCGGGGGTGGCTTGCCAAACAATGGGACCGAGAGGATGAATATGGAAGGTATTTATTTACTGATAAACGAAGAAAAATTCTTAAACAAATGGAGGAACTCTTGAAAAAACCAAGGCGTTCTACCCAACGAAGAAAAAGATAAGAGATTGACAAGATATACAAGTAACTGTATATTTTTCATAGGCGGCTTCCCGTAACCGGCCCCGCCGACATATAACAACATTACCGACGCCCCGTTAGAAGGAAGATACGGCCTCTGAAAAGACTTCCCGAACTCTGAATTCAATACGGCTTCCGCAGGAAATGTAATAGTAGGTATTATTACTTTTTTAATAATTTGGAGGCTTATAATGGCTACCTCAATCACTAATTCGTTTATCACGCAATACGAGCGTGATGTCCATGACGTTTTTCAGAGAGAAGGCTCGGTTTTGAAACCATCCGTCCGCTTTAAATCTGATGTCGTGGGTTCAGTAGCGACTTTCCAGAAAATCGGAACTGGAACTGCTACTACGAAAGCGAGACACGGAACAATCACTCCGATGAACCAAACTCATACAGCAATCTCCACGACACTAGCTGATTTCTATGCTGGTGATTGGGTTGATAAACTGGATGAAGCAAAAATTAATATCG